GGTCCATACCACTCCTTTGTTTAGATCTTCTTTGGTGACAGGTGCTACGCCAAATTTTTCTACATTTCTTGCTGCTGCATAACATGCCAATTCACAAGCACGTGGCACAGTCATGCCTTGTTTAATGCCATAGGCTATCACTGCCAACACAGTGTCTCCCGCTCCGGTCACATCTGCCACTTCTCTCACAGGTTCTTTCACGTGTGAGTATACACCTTCTTTGGAAACGATGTGTATACCTTTGGCTCCATCTGTGATCACCAGCCATTGCCAGTTGTGTGAGTGAGCAAATTTCACAGCTGAATCCGAATCAAACACACCATTCCAAGATTCATATTCTTTCATGTTGGGTTTTACTAAAAATGCTCCATCATAATAGTCAGCACTTTGTTTGGGATCTACCAACACCCATTGAGTTTTTTCTAAAATACTTTTTACGGTGTGCGATTTAATAACTCCTTTGGCATAATCACTCACTAACACCATGCTTTTTTCTGTGAGAGAAAATAACAATTGTGATAAACAACTGTCCTTGGTGTATTGTTTTTCTCTATCCCAACGCAATATGTGTTGGCCTCTTTGTTCAACCAATCTTATTTTTGTTGTGGTAATAGGAGCATCTTCTGCTATGGATAAAAATACATTGCTGTTTTTTAATAAATTTACCAACCCATATCCGTCTGTGTCTTTGCCCACTGCTCCATACAATTGTACATCATTGTAAATGGCAGACACATTCAACGCCAAATTGGCAGCACCACCTGGAGAAACTTTTTGATTTTGTTCTAATAAAATAGGAATGGGTGCTTCAGGCGACATGCGATCAGCAGTGCCCATGATCCAGCGATCCAGCATTATGTCACCAATTATTTTGATCATTATAGAAATTTTAACATCTTGAAAACTGTTTCCAGTTTGATTTGATTGGTGCGATTCTGCAGTGTGTTTCTCAATCCTTGATGCAGAGGTTTGGGCCATTTGCCAAACTGCACCCAAGCATATCCATCATGTTCCTCATTCAATTGGGGTAAAAATTCTTGTTTGACCACACACAAATAAGTGTGATATAAAAAATTTTCATCATTGCTCACAAAAGTTTCCAAAGGTATGGTTTTTACAATATCCACTGAACCCACTTCCTCGCTGATTTCTCTTTTGAGAGATTCCCATGGTGTTTCACTCTCGATATTAGTGCCGCCCACTAACCCCCACACATTGGATTGTTTGCTCTGTGTTCTGTGCAGAAATAAGAATCTTTTGGTTTGGAGATTATAGAACAAGGCTCCGCAGCCAATTATTTTCTTCATACTCATGTTAATAATTATGCTATAGACTTAGGTTCCAGGTTCCTTTGCGATATTCGCCTTCAAAACTCAACAGCCAAGTGGCACCGTTCCATTTGTACTGCACACCTGTGTTGAGATTGGTTACATATTTAAAGTCCACCGTTGAATCTTCAGAATTGGCATTAGAGCTGGCATCAAACAATATGTTCCATTGAGTGCCATTCCATTCTATTATGTCATTGGTCTGCGCCACTAAATCTGCACCGCCGGTGGATTTCCAAGCATCTGCTCCATCCACTTGATTGGCTGCTCCTATGTCATTTAAAATTAATAGTCTAAGTCCGGTGACTTTGATTGATGTGGGATTGAATGTTGATGGATCCACAATATAATCCACAGTGCCTCTTGTAGTTACTCCGCTGAATAGTGTGTTGGTTGGTATTGTGTCTTGATCCCAATTTACAATCAGTTGATTTTCATTCAAACTATTTACGGCAAATGTTCCGGACACAGTATTGGATATGTCTTGTCGATCTAAAAGTATTCTGCTGATACCCGCTTGGTACACCCCTGGATGTGCATCCAACACTTTTTTCCAATTGGTTTGACCAAGTATTCCTTTGTCCACTATTTGCACTGTGCTGTTCAACACCACTATGTCATAACCTGATCCAGTAGTTAATGATACTGCATCTGCATCTTTTCTAACAGTTTTGCTTATATTGACTTTGCCATCAGCAGTGGTGTTAATATCTGCTTTGGCATTATTGGCAACTGTATCTTCATAGGCTTTAAGCTCAGGCATGCTGGTTCCTAAATCAATCTCTCCTGATTCTTCATTGAATATGCTAGTGACAATTTTTGTAATTACTCCTAATTTTTTTACTTTAGTTGGAGGACTTATAAAAATGGGAGTGGTAAATTGCAGTGTAGCAATGTCTATCTCGCTCTCAGTGCCTGTGGGAATTCCTCTAGAACTAAAAGTTATTCCATTAAGATCTAACACAGTTAAACTGGTCCAGTCCACAAAATTATCTGTGGTTTGCAGTTCCAAACTGGGATTGAACAACATTAAAACTTGTTCTAAAATCTGTAATTTTTGATCTGTGTTGGTGGACCATATGTCAACATTTACTCCTAATGTGTAGGGGGTAGGCATCAATCTTTCCACGGTGTAATTTGCACCTTGTATATTTAAATATTCTTTGTTGTTGGAATCAAAAGCTCTTTCTCTCACATGCAATTTACTTACATATGAAGCGTCAGCAGTACGTGTGCGATCCATATCCAGTGTGGTTACATAAACTGCCATTCGTGGAGCGCTGGGTATTTTGTTTTCACTGTTATCTCTAATTATATTTGCCACTTGTCTGGTCAAATCACCATACATCACAGGTATAGTGGTCAAATTGCCTTTGCCATCTTTGTATGCAAAATTGCTCATTAATCTCACAATTTGAGTGATGTATCTGCGTATTTGACCGTCGTAAAAAAATTGCATGTTTAATTGTCCGCTTTGGGTTTAAGTGCTTGTGATAAACTTTGTCTTTGATCAATGGTTTGACCTGCCACTGTAGTGGTGTTTGTGTTGTTTATAAATCCTGTTTTTTGAGTATTTCTATTGTTGGTATTGGTCAAGGTCATGCGCACTGCATCTTCCATTTTTACCCAACGAGATCCGTCATATCTAAACAGTCTATTGGGCAAGAAATCTGTTCTTAAAAAATAATCTCCTTTGGCAGAACCCAAAGGAAATCCTATGCCGTGACCGAACACTTCGCCATTGGGAGCAAAACCATCACCTAACAGATAACCATCATAACCATTTCTATCTGGAGTTTGATTGATTCTATCTGCCATTTCATTGGCAGTGCTGGCATCCAATGTGTTAATATCTGTGGTCACCAGTTCTGGTTTTCCCTGATCGTCTACCTGCAGTGTGTATAGATGTTTGGTGTTGTAGCCACTTTTGGCTGTGTCTGCTTCTGCTTGTGCCACCACTGCTGCATTGATCTGCATTTCTTTTTCATAGGTGCTGAGCACATCTCGCAGTGTGTTGGTGCTGCCTTCTTCTGCTGGCAAATCCAGTATCTCTTTAAATTCTTGACTGTCCACTATTTGTTTAAGTTTAAGTCTATAAAGATGCGGATACCAAGTGGGTGAAAATCCTTCTGCTGCTCTATTAATGTCCTGTATCACATAAAATCTTTTCAACGCAACCTGATAATCATTCAATGCGTATTGGTCTTTGAGATGAGGCAATTCTATCACGTCTCCTGACATTAACTTTCTACCAATGGTTTTTACAGAACTGTTGATGTGTACTGTGAGAAATATGGTGTCATTTTGTAGAAATAATCCAAATTGACTCATGTCAAAGTCAATGTCATTCACATTGTAGATACCTCTGATTTGATAGATATTGGGATCATATTTTCTATCTCTATTTTCTAAAAATAATAGGTCTTGAATGTTGGTTTCTTTCACAGCATTGTATCTTGGTTGAGTGGCTGTGGCATCTTCTTCTTCAGGATTTACAGGTCCAAGGTATTTGTGTACAAACACATCGGTACCGCCCACAGTGAACATTTCTGCTATGGTCTGGTCTAAAAATGTGTAATCTTGACCCTTTTCTGGCTTATACAAACTCAATCTTGGCATGCGTATATTTATTCATGCATCCTCCATTGATAAATATGTTATAGGATACACAATGAGCGATCTGCAAACACAACGTCAAGAGATATATGATTTCGTCAAAAACATGCTGGGCGGTGGCATGGTTGAAGTGGAATTAGACCCCAGTCATTATGAAACTGCACTCACTAGAACCTTGGGTAGATACCGTCAAAGATCCGACAATTCAGTGGAAGAAAGTTACATATTTTTAAACACAGTATTGGACCAGAATAGTTACACACTGGCCAATGAAATCATGGAAGTGAGACAGTTGTTCAGAAGATCAGTGGGATCACGTTCTGGTGGTGGAGATGGTGGCACATTGTTTGAACCTTTCAATCTAGCCTACACCAATACCTATCTATTGTCCAGTACCAATCTTGGCGGAATTGCCACCTACAACATGTTTTCACAATATCAAGAATTGGTGGGCAGAATGTTTGGAAGTTTTATTGAATTCAAATGGAATCCAACCACTAAAGTATTGACACTGTTGCAGAGACCCAGAGCCAACGAAACATTGCTGTTGCACGCTTATAATTTCAGACCTGAAAGTCAATTGTTGCAGGACTACAAAGCTAGAGAATGGATCAAAAGTTATACCTTGGCCAATTGCAAATACATGCTGGGCGAAGCCAGATCCAAATTCAACACTGTGGCAGGTCCACAGGGAGGAACCACACTGAACGGTGACAGTCTCAAAACTGAAGCTCAAGCTGAAATGGACAGATTGGATGCAGAATTGGCCACTCAAATGGCTGGCGGTGTAGGATATCATTTCACAATAGGTTAATATTTCATTGACAATTGGTTAAATTTAAAGTACAATAGTACTTTATTATGATCATCGGAATTTGCGGATTAATAGGCAGTGGCAAAGATACCATTGCTGACTATCTGGTTGAACAACACAATTTTCAAAAAATGTCTTTTGCTGACAAGCTCAAAGACGCTGTGGCTCAAATGTTTGAATGGGATAGACAGTTGCTGGATGGCAAAACAGATGAGAGTAGAGTATGGCGTGAACAGCCAGATGCATATTGGAGCAAAGAAGTGGGCAGCACAGTAACTCCTAGATTGGCTCTGCAAAAATTTGGCACAGAATGCATGCGCAATGGATTCTACGACGGTATATGGGTCAGTTTGGCCAAAAAGAAAATTATGGATAATCCTCAAATAAACTGGGTGATTCCAGATGTGCGTTTTGTGAATGAAGCTGACATGATCAAAACAGTGGGCGGTAAAGTATGGTGGGTCAAAAGAGGCACACTGCCATTATGGTTCAAAATATATCAAGATGTGGGGGTAGAACCCAAAGACATACACGCTAGTGAATGGGCTTGGGCTAGGTGTCAGTTTGACACAGAGTTAACCAACAACAGCACTGTGCAGGATCTTAGAAATCAGGTACAAGGTCTCCTTGCACCCATTTAATGCCTTGTGCTTGCAGCACTCTTTGACAATTGGCACATACTGTTTTTAAATTATTGAATCTACAATTGTTGAGATTGCCATCCACATGGAACACATTGAATTGCTGAGGATGTCGGCTTTTATGTGAGCATTTATCACACTCGGTCTTTTTGACATATCCTGATTGTTGCCATTTGGGCTGACCCATGGGCTTGCCTTTGTAACGCACACACAACTCACACTGACTTCTGTAAAATACCTTGTTTGCTTTATGATAATTCACAGCACAAGGGCGTTGTTTGCAGGCTTTGCACAAAGGTCTCATAACGTATTTAGCTGCCCTTTTTAGGCCCTTTTTGCTGGGTTTAATTAGGTGTGTTTTTGAGCGTTCAGAATAAATACATTCAAATAAGTCATAGATAGGAGAAAACAATATGGCACTAGTATCACCGGGCGTACAAGTTACAGTAATAGACGAAAGTTTTTATACACCAGCGGAACCAGGTACAGTTCCAATGATTTTCATTGCCACTAGGCAAAACAAAGCAAATGCCTCAGCCACAGGCACAGCGATAGGAACGACAAAAGCCAACGCTGGCAAACCTTTTTTAATAACTTCTCAAAGAGATTTAAGTGAAACTTTTGGTGATGCAGTGTTTGTCACAGACACTAATAACAATCCCATTCATGGTGGTGAATTGAATGAATACGGTTTACAAGCAGCATACTCTTACTTAGGAGTCAGCAACAGAGCGTATGTGGTCAGAGCAGACATTGACCTAGGAGAACTAGAAGCATCAGCCACAGCTCCAGAAGCTAATCCTGCTGCAGGCACATATTGGTTTGACACTGGAAACACATTGTTCGGAATATTCGAATGGAATTCTAATCCAATCACAGCCACAAATGGTCAAACATTCATAAACAAAATACCCACAGTAATCACATCATTAGAATTGGATCAGCTGGTGGGAGAAACTGCAGGCAATGCTCCTAAAGGTGCAACAGGAAAAATTGGTGATTACCTTATCAATGCAACCACTGCATTTAATGATTTATACTACAAAAATTATCTAGGCACATGGGTAAAAGTTGGAAGCACTGCTTGGAAAGCCAGTCACTACACAGTGAAAGGCACTGTGCAAAATCCAGCGTCGGTGTCAGGCACTTTTACAATCAATAGCACATCAATCACAGGAGGTTCATTGAATGCTGTGGTATCGGCAATTAATTCAGCTGGCATATCAGGTGTAACAGCAGCTTCTGTTAATACTTCTTTGGCTATATTTTCAACCACATCAAACATCGTGATAGCATCTGTTGCTGGAACCATCCTAGCAGATTTAGGATTGACAGCAGGCACATACTACATACCACAAGTAACCACTGCTTCCCACACACAGGTTCCATTGTATAAATCCACTGATGCTAATCCAAGACCCACTGGTTCTTTATGGATCAAAATCACTGCGCCAAATTTAGGTGCTAAATTTAAAGTTAAAAAATTTAATGGAGTAACTAATCTATTTGAAGATGTATCTGCTCCTTTGTACAACAACAATGAATCTGCCGTTTATAATCTAGACAGAACAGGTGGTGGAGTTAATATACCATTGGGTGCTTTGTATGTGAATTCCAACAACACCAGCGACGAAGTTGATTATAGAATTTTAAGAAAAGAAAATGGTGGAGCAACTATTATTAAATCCAGTGTGATTACCACTCAATTGGTAGCAGGCAATTACACATTCACCATGGCAGAGTCCAAAGTTAATCAAGAATCATTAGCAGCAGCAGTGACAATCACTTTATCCGCAGGCACTGGAAATGCAATGGCTGGAGCTTCAGGTGATGCAGATAAAATTGCAGCAGCGATTAATGCAGCAGGATTTACCAACATTCAAGCAAGTGTGGATGAACTTAATCGCATAGTAATATCACACAATCTTGGTGGAGAAATTAAAATTACAGACACAGATGAT